GAGTATCGTTAGTAACCATTTGATAGCCCATCCAAGCGCCATTATTTTGAATCATAATGTCGGAATTGTCTGTGGCAGCACTATAGTACCATAAACGTCCAGTTGCAGGATCTTGATCTGGTGCTGTATCACTAGCTGTATATGTAAAGGTTGGAGTTGAAACCCAATTACTCAATAGCAATGTACCTGTCTCGATTCCTGCACGACAACCTCTAACAGATGTAGTGAAACCCGCAGTAGTGATTGGAGTTCCAGTGAGATTGTCTACTAGGATATCTCCACCTTGGCTATGTGTAAACACAATATTGCCGGCACTGTTAACTGAGGCACTTACGTATGGAACGTCTGCAGCACTTACAGCACTAATAAAATCGCTTACAGTTCCTGTTCCACCAATAGTTGCAGTAACACTCGATGATAAACTTGCACTTCCAGCAGCACTAGCTCTAATACTAAAAGTGTTGCCAGGAGTAAAAGCATTACCAGAAAGCACAGCATTACCAGTTATTACTGTAGCACCTGTAGCATAACGCTCAAGTATTAAAAATCCTGCTGTGACTGGATCGCCAAGTGCAGTTGGGGTTGGATCATACTGTGCGTAAATTGCACCTGCCGATATAAACTGGCCGCCGCCGCTAGGATCTAATCCATAAAGAGCTGCGGAGTCGCTCTCATATACTGGGCACTGTTGAGTCACAAATGTTCCTAGAGTGCTGTTATAATTTTTAACTATTAAGCTGGTTCCAAGTGGGCCGCTGACTTTAAGCCATACAGATCCAGTTGGTTCTGGTTGAGTCTGAGTCGACCCCCAACGAGGTTCTTGATAACTATATCCAGTAAAAAAGTCTGGAGCTTCATACGTGTTAGGTGTAATACCTAATGTGGTCAACGGAGTTCCAACACCATTTGCAATTTTGACCAGGCCTTCGCCCGAGGTGCTGCCGTCTGCTGTAGCGGTGCTGTCTGCATAGATATTTAATTTACCGCCAATATTAGCTGCATAAACACCATTGATTGCAGCAGTATTAATTGCGTTAGCTAATCCAGTAACAGTGTTGTTAGGACTTACTGGAACTGTTATAGTTGTTCCATTAATTACTATTGTGTTAGCGGCTGTTAAACTTGTTGGAGCATTAGCACTAGTAATAGTAGCCCATGCAGTTTTCCAATCATCGCTTCCTACTAAAACCCAGGTATTGTATAGATCACTTAAATCTGTAGCACTAGTTTGATCAGCTGTTGGACCACCACGCTTGTAATAAATTGGATTATAGATATTTGTGGCAACTACTGCGTAATCGCCAATACTTCCAATAGTTTGTAAAGGAATAGTAGTGCTTGGTTCTAAATCAGTAGTGCTAGTAATAACCGTAGGAATGTTATTTGCAAATTGGCCGGTGGTTTGATTCCACTGGAAAATACCCCAACGACTGTTGGCTGTATCTAACCAATATGTATTGTTGGCTGGATTACCAGTTGGACGAACTAAAGTAGCTGTTAGTTCAGCAAGATCAATGTCGGCACGTTGAACGTAGCAACGGTTACTAATACCCAAGGCACTGTATGCAGCCAATAAACCATATTCGTTAAGTTCGTAGCCATTAATAGGTGTGCCAGTGGTAGTTTGGTAAAAGAATGGAGTACCAAATGTAGCAGCTAAATCGCGCTGGCTTGTAATTAAATAAAGTTTGTTTGCGTTTACAGCCAGTGTTCCTGCAGCAATACCTGTGCCAGTACCAGAAATTTTATTCTGTGCTGTAGCAAGCAAGATATAAGGCACGCTATTTGTAGCGGATGGAATATATTGACTTTGGTCAATGATTGTGACTTCTACGCCTGGGGATACTAATGCCATAATTTAATTCCTTTATATTAGGTTAACAATATTTAGCGATTAAGGCAAAAAGATGACCAGAATACTGCCCTTACGGTAAGGTTTCGTATAAGTATTTGTATGGAAAGACCCATTTGCCCTGCTTGTAATCAACGATCATGTGCCATTAACTGCTATAGAGACGATCGAGTTTACTATCGTAGCAGGTGTGAGTACTGTATTAAAAAAGGTCGGCGAGTCAAAACTCCAGAACCCAAATGGAAATTGTCTGGCTATAAGAAAAAACCCACATGCGATCGCTGTGGGTTTAAGGGAAAGTATGCAGCTCAGTTATTAGTGTATCACGTAGATGGCAACATGAATAATACTACTCTACGCAATTTAAAAACTGTTTGTCAAAACTGTGTAGTAGATATTAATAAGAGTGATCTTCCTTGGCGGCCCGGAGACCTAGAAGAAGATCGTTAACTTGTTGGTATAAACCGTTAAATCCTTCTTCGTTATTATCAATTACAGCATCAAATTCTGTGCCAATCCAGGCAGTTTCGCTGGCATGAATATTGAATTTTTCTAGATCGTTTTTACTCAATCGCCATTGGTAGTCTTGTGGGCCACGATTTACTGTTTCGGCCAGCTTAAACCAAGCAGGTTCTACTCCACGCACCACTCTAATAACACAACCGCCGGCACGTTTAATAGCCGCAATTTCGTTGGGGAAACGGCAGTCACTAATAACAATATCGTCACGACTTTTGAGGATTTTGTTTTCTAAACTGGCAATCCAAATATCATCGTGATAGCCTCTACGGCACACTTCTGTGCCCCAATATTGTAGCACCTGACGAGGAGTAATTGGCTGCCCTAGTCGAGCTGTCCACCACGGATCTGGTTGTTCTCGCCACTCACGACTTTGTTTAGTACGGCCTTCTAATAACTCACGATTCCAATTAAAAACGTGGGCTACTGCATCTTTTAAACTGTTGGCAAAGGATTCTCTTCGAAATTGGTGTATGTTTACTAGGTAATCAGCTATTGTATCTTTTCCTGCACCAATCAAACCACAAATTCCAATGATCATCTAATTTCCTTTACGTTTAGGTGTTTTAGTGTTGCTTGAAGCATGTCAATCTGTCGACGACAGTCTTCTAAAGCATGGTGACTTGTGGCTGGCTTGGGTAGCTCGGGCCACAAACTATATACTGTACGAGCATCGCGCACATTGTAAAACTGCCATGGCAATGCTTTACTATAGCTCTTATATGCATGTTCAAGAATATTCATATCATACGTGGGTCCATTTGCCCAGATGAATTTGTGTTGCCAGGCAAGTTTGTATAGACTGTCAAGTGCTTGATCTAGATCTACTCGTCCTTCTTCCATAAAGGCTTCGGCTTGTGCTTCGGGTTGCGTAGCCCACCAGTCTATGGTGTCTTGTTGAATGCTTCGATTCTCTTGGCTTTCTAAGGTGATACGAGCATAATAGCATCGATCATAATAGCCTTTACCAAACGGATCAAAGCTCTGGGCCGCAATGGTTAAAATGGTAGCATCTGGACCAGTACCTAAACCTTCTATGTCAATCATTAATGAGCTCATGCTAAGAGTATAGCATGAAAAAAGGAAAAAAGCTAGAGAATATTAACCGATTACAAAAGTAATTGGTTGACTACCATCAACATAATTTTTAAGTTCTTCGATACAGTTTGCCATACCAGCAACGCCTTCAGCCTTCATAGCTGTACCATTTAAACTACCACCACCTTGTGGGCCGGCAATAGTAGCAAACTTTTCACGTGCTTCACCTATAATGGTTTTGCAGTTAAAGAACATGTAGTCCTTGATCCATTTGCTGATTTGGAAATCGGATAAAAGATTTACTTCTGGTTTTAAGTTGTATGTCCAAAGTAGGACATTTTCTCCAGTTCCTTTTGGATCACGGATAAGTTGTAATTTTTTAGTCACTGGATTATATGTATAGTTCATGTAAGCACCAAACATACGCCCAGCTAATTCAACATACTGACTGTAGAAGTCATACGTGGCTAGGCCACCTGCTACGTTAAAATTCATCAAGTAAACGTTCATGCTTGCTTGACTAAACGGATCAAAGTTTGATGCGAACGGACCAGTGCTATCACCAAATGTTCGACGATAAATGGTTCGTACACTAATAATTTCTTGAGGCAATGTGTAGATATTTACGTTAGTAACCAACTCCATAAAGGTGTATGATTCTTCGTAAGCGTTCTGTGCTCGCTGGCGATACGTTGCTATTGCATTACGATAAGCAGACTCGTAATGTTCAGCATCTAATTCAATGTCAATGATCTGGTCGCCTAGTTGTAGACGAACATATTCAATAAGATTTTGTTTTAGGGTTTGTAGTGTAGATTCTGCTTCAGCCATAGTATAGGGAACTCCGTTCCCTTGTATTTACCAGGCTCGTAGTATGATCATATTCTCGTTGCCGCGTCCTGTAAACTTGGTTTCTGTAGACTTAATGCCCTCGAATTCCTTGCGAGCTGTGGGTTTACTGCCCATTACTAGCTTGATTTGTTCTGCAGGTTTACGGAGTGTTTTTTGAACTGTAGCCAGCGCATCAAATCCTACAATAGCACTACCTTTAACTGTAAAAGTGCCAATATGACTGTCTGCCATGACATGAATTAATTTACGCTTGACAGTATCATATAACCATGCTTCGCTGGCTCCAACTAGTTTAGTAACCAATTCAGATTTAAGACCGAGTTCGTCAAATTCTTTCATAAACTTAAATTTGCGAGTTAATTTTTCTGGACTAATAGCTTTCTTGGCACGTGGCTTGCGTTCTACTTTTTTCAGTTGAACATAACTGTTGCAGTCGTTGATTACTGTTTCGCAAAACCTGACACACTGTTTTAAC